AAATAAGGATTAACGATTGATAAGAATCTGTTTCTCGTAGCTGCTGTGTTGTTTTCGAACACTAAGTAACGAGTAGAAGATGCGATGAACTTCTTCACTGCAATCAACAACCTTCTTACATTGATTCTATCCAATGCAGATGGTTTAGCTTGTAGTGTTTTCTGTCCAAACACAGTTACACCTTGTCCAGGGAATGTAGCGATAGGATTCAATCTACCTTCGTAAAGTGCATCTCTTTCTGCTCTTGTCAATCTTGTCTTAGCTTCAATTACTGAAGTTAATCCACCTCTATTCAATCCTGCAGGAGCGAACCACTCAGCGGCAACTTGGTCGTTAAATGCGATAACGCCAGGAAGTACAGCTGATGGCGGCACCCATACTGGTTTGTTCTTATCTGTGTTAAGAATCTTAACCCAAGGGTAGTAAGATGCTACATAGTTTGAATCAAATGCCTGAACTGCGTTAGTTGCAGTTGAAATTGAATCGCCCCACGCAGATGCATCCATTACAAAGAATGTATCTTGTCTATCTTCACACATATCTTTAGCAAATGTTGTTACTGAAGAGTGTAATCTGTGGATAAGACCAGGAATTACTAACATATTGATATCGAACTCATCAGGATTAGATACAGCGTTGATAGCTTTTCTAAATGCCAATGTACCAGTTGCTGTGTTTGAAGAACAATCCCAACCTTGTGTATTACCTGCGATGATATCACCTGCGGTATAAACAATTCTATTTGGTTTGTATCCATCAAATCCACTTTGGAAAGGAACTAAGAATTTACGAGATGCTAATGCCGTATTACTATCATTTAAATCAATTGCTCCAGTGTATGGTGCAACTGAAGATGGGTAGTTAGCTCCAGTATTCTGATTGTAATCACCTAAGTAGAATGCTGTTCCAGCAGTTGCAGTAGATGAATCAGGAGTTGGTGCTAAATAGTTTAAGTTATCAGTTGTAGCAAAATCAAAATCAAATCCATAGAACTTCTTAGAGTTATATGAGTTATTAATTGTTTGGTCTGATACATAAGTTGGATTAGGTAACGTAAATGCAGTTCCATAAGGATTTTGCAATGCTGCGAATCCGAAAGGTACTAATGAAGGGTCAATTGCCTCATCTTTAACTGCCTGAGTTACTTCAACTCTAATGTTTGCCGAATTGTTAGGGTAATCACCATTACTTGATAATTTACCATTTGAATCAACAGTAATATACTTATCACCAATTACTCTAGCGATAAAGTTAGGTGAATTAGGGTCTAAGTTAACACCCTGGAAAGTTTCAACTAAGTTAGGTCTGATATCTGAATCAACCACACCTACGAATGGTGAACCATTTACTTTATCTTGGTCTACTCTTCTTACGATTACAGTAAATGAACCATACTCAGAACCTGCTACAGTTCCAGCTGGTTTAACATCCTGAATACCGATTTTAAATTCGTAGTTAGTTGGGTTACCATGTGATAAAGTATGGAACTTAATCAAATTAGTAGTAGCGCCACCAACTTTTTGAGAAGTAATCCAAGGAGTAGCTGCCTCAGTATATGCTTTTGAATAATCAATATCTTTAGCTTTATCTATTGTTACTACAACTTCTTCACCAGTGGCGAACGATGCTGATTGGAATGTTTTAAAGTTAGATTGTACAAACGCATCTTGCGAACCTCTTGGAGAGAATCCAAAAGTTTTGGTAAAGTAGTTACCATTTGTTGGGTTTAAAGATGCTGAAAAATTAGTTTCAACAGCCTCTGAACCTGTAATTGTTAATGTAAATAAAGATGCTGATACATCAGATGAACCGAATTGGTCTGCTACTGAACTTTCTTTAAATACATCGGTATCAGAAACGATACCAGTAGTTGGATGTAATACTGCGGCCAACTTCTGACCTTCTGATGATGAGATGATTAGTCCAACTGGATTTTCCAGAGTGTATCCATCTTGTCCTAATACCCTTACGATTGTTGCAGTTCCAGCATCTTCCAAATAAGATTGAGCAGTATATGGTAGGTACGAATCTTCCGTTAAACCACCAAATATCTGCTGAAACTCTTGAAAAGATTCGACTTGAGTTGGAACGAACGCAGGTCCCTTAACGGTTGACCCAATTAACGCTGCTCCAATGTCACCAATCCCTTGAGGTAGAAATGACAAGTCCTTTTCTCTTGTAAATACTCCAGGACTTACTATTCTTTCTGCCATTTTATTCTCCTATTTAATTTCTTTGGTTTTGTATATCTATAAATACTCCAAAAAATCAGAAACGATTATATTTATACGTTGGGTGTAAATACACCTGTATTAATATCGAACTCACCCTCACCATACTTTTCTTTAAGTTCACCTGCTAATTTAATTTCAGATTCCCTCATCTCCAAATACTTTTGTTTTAATTGAGCTTTGAAGTTCTCAATATTTGTTTTTTGAGTTTCGATTAAAGTAAGTTCAATTTCAACTTCACCCAACCTTGCTGTAACTTCTGAAAATTCTTGTCTGAACTTTCCAATCTTTGCGATTTCTTCTTCTGTAAATTTAATCACTTCTGTTTCTTTGACTTGTTTTACTTCTGCCATAACATTTTTTTATTAAGTTAAACTTTGTGTTTATATAAATATGAAAATTTATTTAGAAACATTAGGTATCTAACCCTACATTCCAAACTATTTTGGATGTACCAAATGTTTTCTGAGTATTTATTGTACGTTTACCTCTATCTTCAGGTATAATGTATGCCTTTGCAGTAAGTGTTACATTACTTCGTACCAATCTTTCTTCACCAACTGCATTTGTAGTTTCGAATGAGTAAGATTCTCCTTTAATTTGGAATTTATATCTTTCACCAAATGCGCCACCTTGAAAATAGATTACCTGTTCTACTAACTTATTTAAATCTTCCATATAATCACACCACATAATAACATCATATTGAATGTTTACATAATCAGGTGTATCTACCATATGATATTCATAATAATCTCTACTTTCCACTAATTGTGAAAATTGGTCATATCTATTCTGAGGTGTGTATTTTCTTACAAATGCTCTTGAAGTATCTTCATCAGTCATCACCTTTAATTTTGAATATTCGGTGTTAATATCTAATGAATTTCTTTTAAATGAAATCAATGGAGTTAAAACTTTACCATTAGCATCTCTTAAATATCCATCTTTTTGTGCAGATGCCCAATTCTCTGGAGATGCGTATAATACGGGTACTGGAATGTATTTTCCACTCTCTTCGATAGTAGGTTTAACATCTTTCTCTAAAAAATCTTTAAATGCCAAATCAATATCGTATATTCCGACTTGAAAATTCTTAACATCATCATTTCTACGAGAAATCTATTTAGATTTATTTAATTTAGGGTCATCTGAAAAAGAACTTTGGGTTCTACCTAAATCAACCTTTTCATCTCTATTTTGTCTATACTTTATCGCCATTATACACCTACTGGTAAATCGTTATTTGTAGTATCGTTCCCAAATCGGAAATCATCTTCTAATTTTAGTTGTGTTTTTCTCGTTACATGAGTTTCACATATAATAGATATGTTATAACCTTGTGAATCACCACCATCCCAAGTATCAGGATTCTTTCCTGCAAAGAATTGGTTTGTAAATGTTACATCTACAATATGTTGTTCATCGTTCCACACAATCACATCACCAACTTCTGGAAACACATTTTTTTCCACTAATATATCTCTTAAAAAGTAGAAGTTAACATTTCTGGTATAAGATGAACCAAATTCATCAAAGATTTGTTCTGCATTTGTTCTATCAACCAATGTAGGAATCTTTACAGGATTATAAAATACCTTATCTTTACCCTCACCATAAAGATTTCTTTTAGAATCATCTAAAATAAGCTTATAGTAGTAGATTTCGGTATCAATAATATCCGTAATCAATTCTTTGTTTATTTTTCTAAACAAAGCTGCATCTCTTTCTCCACCAAATAACGCCATTCTTTATCCTATATAAATAGCACGAGGAACTCTATTCAATGTTTGTTCCATTGCTTCGGATTCTTCTTGCTGTGCCTGTAATAATGCCTTACGAGAAGTAGCTTCTAAGTTTTCTCTTAATTCTGATATTAAGATTTCCTTTTCTGATGCTGCTTCACTTCTTAAATCTGCACCATCTAATGTAATTTCTGAATTTGGAATTGGTACTGAACTAAACTTAGCTCTAACTGCACCTAACATTTCTTTTGCTAATGCTAATGCGTATTTCTGAATCCATCTCTTACCAACGTGATTGATGTGAGTATATGTAATTCTATCAAATGGTGCGTTTGAGTAATCAGATACTACTGAGTTAGATACTACTGAGTTACTTCTATCAGATTCTAAAATATAATGGAAGTGAACTGTGTATGCGTGCTCAGGTACTGGAAATAATCTAATTCTATTGTTTTGAATATCAAATCCATATTGAGATTTACGAACCATATCGTTAAATTCGATTGCTTGTAATCTTAAAAGGTCATCATAAAGTGGTTGCATCATAAATGAAACACCCGGTGAGTAGTTACCCCATCCGAAAGTATCCATCATTTGTTGAGAACCTAAACCAGTACCAATAAATGGGTCAAAGTATCTTACCATCGCAGGTGGTGCGTTGTGTAACATCTTTTTAATCTCAATCTTATCAACACCAGGAGTTCCACTCTCCAATGATACCAAACTCGCATCAGTTAAATCATAAACTTGTTGAGATGCGTTTGCTTCAAATGAACCTGTGTAGTAAGTTACCCTACCACCACTACCTGCTTCAGTTCCATAATCTTTAGATAATGAAATTAATCCACCTAAGTTTGCATTTAGTTGTGTTTGTGATAGGTTTGAACCTGTTGAACTTCCTTTTAAGTTTAAAAGGTTTTCTCTAATATTAAATTGGTTTACTTGAGTAGAGTATTCAGTAACTGCTTCTTCAACACAAGTATAGAAATTGATATCTTGTAGTTCAATATCCACAATTGGATATCCTAAACGTTTGGCACACCACGATGCTATATTATCAACATCAGTAACGAACTCTGAATCTGAATCATAGTATCCGAATGGTGTATCACCTGCTGTGAAGGATGAACTACCAGGCCATATTGGAATTTCTACTGCCATTTAAATCTCCTTAGTGTTTGTATATAAATATGGTGGATTATTATAATCCGAATCTCGACTTAATTGCATTGTAGTTTTGAAGGACTTCTGATTGTGATAAATCACGATTGTAAGTATGGAATGTTGCAAACTTACCTATCATACCACCCGCTTCACTACCATATGCAGATTTATTTATTCTAATACAATTTGTCTGAGTATCAATAGTTGGTGTACCAGTACCAGTATAAATTGTACCATTATCTATAATTCTAAATGTTAGATTACTACTTGAATAGTGTAATGATGCCATTATCCATTTGTTAGTATTATTAGCAAGTACATAATTTGAACCAGGTGCCAGATTATAACCAGTAAGATGAACTCTCAAACCACTTGCACTATTATAATTCCAAAGTTCGAATGATTTATAATTACCACCTACCCCATCTGGATTTTTACCAAACCCAAACATACATCCAGATGTAGATGTAGTTGCATTGAACATTGCCATCATAGTTCTTGGATTACTACCAAGAGTGGGAACATTAGTAGTTGATTCTAAATATTCATTCGACCCATC